TGAATTTAGTAGGATATCAATTGAGACTCTAATAACTGATCCTTATTTTTTAGGTTTTAAAGATAAAGTTTATGATGGTGTATTGGAAGACATTATAGATTTGTTTGAAGAAAGAAAACGTAGACATATAAACCTTGCGATCTTCTTGGAGGGAATAGGCTGTCTGAATCCAGATAATTCTTGGTTATGGACTGATGGTGGATTAACATTATTAAAAGATATTAATTCTAATACACATACTTCAACTAAGGATGGAATAAAAGAAATAATTGGATTTAAAGACGAAGAAAAAGATACATTTAGAATAAAAACAGCTTTGGGGTTTGAAATTGAAGGCGGAGAAAATCATCCATTCTATAGTATCATCTCGGGTTCTCCAAACCTAAAAGCTGATTTTAATAAAATGAAAGATTTAAAAGTTGGAGATTATCTAGGTATTAAACTCAATAATAATTTTTTTGGTAAAGTACATTTAGATAATGATCTTGCTTGGGTCTTAGGGTATCTAATTGGGGATGGTAATATTACTAATAGTATTGCTATTTCTGCTCATAAGGATGATATTATTCTTTTAGAAAGATTTAAAAGTATAACAGAAAAACATTTTAATTGTAGTTTTCGTCAACATTTTGATACAAGACATCCAGACACAGTCCACGTACACGTTAATAAAAAGAATAATTTAGTTGACTTTTTAAAAAAGGAAGAAGTTTATGGTAAATACTCATATAATAAGTCTGTTCCACTTTCTGTTTTAAAAGGAGATAAAGAAACTTGGAAGTATTTTATTCAAGGATATTTTGATGCTGATGGGTCTTGTAATAAACCAGGTCAAGTAAGAATTTCATCTATGAGTAAACTTCTTTTACAACAAGTGCAATTAGCTTTATTAAACTTTGGAATTCTCTCAATTCTGGGATTAAAGAAAACTTCTTGTAATGGTAAAAAAGGAATAACTAATAGATTAAAAATTAATGGGCACTTTGGTAATAAATTTATTGATGATATTGGTTTTTTTCTTGAAAGAAAGAATAATAAATCTACTAAGGAATTTAATACTAATCTTGATCTAATTCCATATCATCAAGATTTCCTATATTTAGTATGGAGATCATCAGGATTAACTCAAGAAGGTTTTAAAACTGTTGTTAATCCTTCTTATAATCAATTCATATCAAAAGATAAATTAATTAGATTTTTGGATACTTATAAAGGTACTACTGATAGAGAAAATTATAGTTATTTAAATTATTTATCAAAAGTAAATATTGTTTGGGTGGAGATTACAGATTTTGAATATTGTGGTAAAATGATTTTAAGAGATATTTCTGTAGATACTGATAATAATTATGTATCTAATGGTTTTCTGAGTCATAATTCTGGGAAGACAACAAAGGCTTCAATAATTGAATGGTTAATATGGTTTGAAGTCACAATGTGTCAACCTAATCCACAGGAATATTTTGATTTAGCCCCTAATTCAGTAATCGCTTTGATTAATCTTAATAGGACAGAAAAGCAGGCTAAGAGAGTTACATTCACTGAAGTCTGGAATAGATTTCAAAGTCCATTCAATAAAGATTACTTTCCTCCGAGTGAAAGATATACAACAGAGATTAGAATCCCAAGAAATAATACTACTATATTTCCAGGAACTTCTTCTGCTTTATCAGCTTTAGGATATAATCTATACGGTGGAGTTATAGATGAAGCAGCATTTCTTGAGGTTGTTGATGATTCATCTAAAACATTCGATGGTAGATTTGATGCTGCTGAAGAGATGTATCATGCAATTATGAATAGAATGGTATCAAGATTTTTAAGGAAGGGGCACTTACCTGGGTTACTTTGTATGATTTCTTCCCCAAATTTTCCTGATGATTTTATACACAGACAAATAACATTTGCTGAAAAACTTTTAAAAGAATCTGTTGATAAAAAAATACCTAATAACTCAGGAGTATTTTGGAGAAGACGTCCAACTTGGGAAGCGAAAGGAAAGAAATTTTTTCCCGAAAAAGAATCTTTTTATATAGATACAACTAATGCTGAAATAATGGATGATTTTAAGGTTCAAAAATTTTTAGATTTAGTTCCAGAAACTAATTTTCCTTTAAGTATTGATGGTGATAGTTTATTTAAAATAGCTCAATTTTTAGAAATAGAAGAGGAGTAATATCATGCCAGTACATTCAGTAAAAAAGAATGGTAAGACAGTAGGTTATCAATGGGGAGGTCATGGAAAAGTTTATAAAGGTAAAGATGCAAAGAAAAAAGCAGGTTTACAAGGTAGAGCAGCTCATGCTTCTGGATATAAAGGTAGCGTTATACGCAGAAGTGGAAATAAATAATGGGCATATTTTGGCAAGTAGTTGATATAGAAACTACGGGATTAGATTCTAAAGTAGAAGAAGTTGCTGAGTTAGCTATTGTAACTTGTCATAATACTGATGTTATTAATATTTTTCATAAATATTATGAAGTTAAAAAGATGGGAGAAGTTGCGGGTAAAGTTAATGGATTAACTGAATATCAATTAAAAGGTTGGCCTAAATTTAATTCTAATGAAAATATTAATATTGTAAGAGGAATATTAAAGTATCCATATTTTGCACATAATGTTGATTTTGATAGAGGCTTTTTATTAGCCAGTAATGTTGTAAATCCTGATCTGAGATACATTGATACAGTAAAATTATGTAAAATTAAGCCTACTAAATTAGAAAACAATAAACTTCAAACTTGGTTAAAATACTTTAATATTGATGCTGGAGCTAAACATTCTGCACTTGGTGATTCTTTAGGATTAGCTAGACTTATAATATTACAAGGGTGGCAAATTAAGGTAATAGGATGACTAATACTTATATATTACAAAAAAGGAAGCCTACTTATAATCAAGACTTCTTTGAAACCATAGATACAGAAGAAAAAGCTTATTGGTTAGGTTTTATAGCAGCTGATGGTTCTATCTCAAATAATAAACGTTATAGAATTAGATTAAAGTTATCAAATAAAGATATAAATCATCTTAAAAAATTTGGAAATTCTATTAATTTTGAAAATTTAATAAGAGTAACTAAATTAAGTAAATATAATACTCAAGCTTGTATCATTAGTTTATGTTCTAAGAAGATGTTTAATGATCTTTTAGATAAAGGAATTATGCCCAGAAAAAGTTTAATATTAAAACCTCCTAAGAATATTCCTAGAGATTTACTCAGACATTGGATCAGAGGTTACTTTGATGGAGATGGCTGTATACATTTTCAAAACGAAAGGCTTACTTTTAATATTGTAGGAACTATCGAAGTTTTAAAGTTCATATTATTAAATAGTTCTTTAGATCTTAAAATTTCAATTGCGGGTAATAGTAAAGCTTTTCTATTGAGAGGGTCAGGAACCAAAGCTAATCTTTTTTTACATTATATTTATGATAATTCTTTAATTTATATGGATAGAAAATTTAATTTATTTATTCAAGGACCTTTACCATTATAATTCGCGCTCCAAAATCTCTTGAACCTGGTGCTCGTCGTGATATTGAAAACTTTATTAGAGATATTGCGAATGTAACGGAGCGAGGTGCTAAACCTTTCTTTAGAAGAGTAAGAAAAATATCAGGTGCTTTTAAAAAGTATCATAATCCATTTGACCCACAAAAGAAAGCATTTCCACTAGACTATAGATGCAATGATGATTTTAGAAGATATATGCATATAGATCTAGCTCATACAGGAGATTCTGTTGGTATTGCTATGGCACACGTTCCTTATTTTGTTGATAGGGAAGAAGTTGATACTAATACAAAAGAAGTTGAGTTTGTTCAATCGGCTGTAGTTAAAGTTGATTTTTGGGGTAAAATAAGAGCTTCAAAAAGACAAGAGATAGTACTTGCAGATATTAGAGAGATTGTTTATGATCTTTCAAGAAGAGGTTTTTATTTTGGTTTAATTACATTTGATAGGTTTCAATCTTTAGATTCTTTACAAATATTAAGAAGATATGGTTATGTTGCAGGACATTTTTCTGTAGATAGGACTACAAATTACTTAGAAGTTAATTATGATACAGAATCTGAATTAGGTTATGTAAAAAAATCTACTGAAGGAAATACTAATGCAGCTCATGTTGTATTAAGAGATTTAATTTATGATGATCGATTATTATTACCTGATTCTAAGAAATGGTATGATATAGATTATTTGGAAGAAGAGATTAAAAATGCACAAGAGACAAAAACAGGAAAAGTAGATCATCCGCCTAGTGGTTCAATAGATGTTGAACAAGCTGTAGCGGGTTCTTGTACTCATTGTGTGATTAATGAAAAAATGCTTAAGTTAAGCCCAGTTGAAGAAGACAGTGAAAGGTATGCGGATAAATTCTATAAGACAGCAGAAGACGGGATTAAAAATAAACTATTAACTAGTGATATTGATGGTTACTCGCCTTTAGATCCTAGAAATATTAAATGAGGAATGAATGAAAAATCCTTTTTCTAAATTTGTATTATTAAATAAAGAAACATTAGAGACTCAAATACTTCAACGTGTTGATGATGCTATTACTGCCCACCGTGAAGCACGCTTAGGATTTGATGACCAATCACCTAATTTTAAAAATGAGAGTAATGATCCTAGAGAATTATTATTTAGTCAATTCTTCTCAAAGAAGAAAATAAAAAATAAAGAAGTTAAAGATTTATTATTTGCTACTTTAGAAAATGTGCCTGAAGTAGATTTATCATTTGAAGAACTTTGGGCTATTCAAGATGCTTGTTGGGTTAAATATGGAACAGATACAATAGTTCAAGGAATTGTAGATTCATTTGTTGATTATATAATAGGAACGGGAATTGCTCTTGAGACACCTATTCCAAATGTAACTAAAGCTTTGAATGATTTTAGAAAAGTAAATCAAATGTTTAAAAGAGAACGAGAAATTGTTAAGAGTTCTTTTCTAGATGGAGAATATTTCTTCTTACTATTTTTTGATAAAAAGAAAGGCGATGTTATTTTAAGAAAAGGTCATCCAAGAACGATTGAAGCTATTGAAACTGCTCCTGGGGATATTGAAGTTCCATACTCATATAAACAAAGATATTCTACTTATGATGACCAAGGAAATCCTACTACTAATTTTAGAGCAAGATTTATAAATGATTTTAATTATAATGATATAATGAAATTGGGGTTTTATACTCCGGGAAAACATTATAAAGAAACTATTCAAAATTTAACTTGTATTCATTTAAAATTTAATGATTCTGATAAACTTAGAGGTTTACCTCCTCTTATGCGAATTCTTAAATGGATTAAAATTTATGAGAATTTTATGATGGATAGGATGGTTTTGAATCACGAGAGATCTAAAGTTGTTTGGATTAAATCTATTCTACAGAGAACTAAAGATGCAATGAATAAAGCTTTTAGGGCTCCTGAAGGTGGAACTATGTTAATTGAGAGAGAAGGAATTAAATATCGAACTGAAAGTTCAAAATTAGATTCATCAGAAGCAAAAGAAGATGCTTTAGGATTATTATATTATATTGGGTCGGGTATTAGATATCCACTTCATATACTTAATCAAAGAACTGACCAACAAGTATATGCATCAATTAGAAAAGCAGATACTCCTTTTGTTAAAATGATAGAATCATTTCAATTCTTATATTCTCATTACTTTGAACAAATTTATCGTTTCGTTTTACAAAATTTAGTAAGCGCAGGAAAATTAGATAAAGAATACTCTTATGATTCATATTCTGAAGAATCTTTAATACTTTCAATTAATAAGATTAATGATGGATTATATCAAGGTAAAAATATTGAAGATATTAAAAATGAATCTCAAGCAATATTAGATGTTGGTAAAACTTCAATGAAAGTTAAAACTATTGATTTGCCTATTTCTCAAGACTTTACACAAATTATATGGCAAGACCCTAAAGAAATGTCTGATGTACTTAAGATTCATCAAGAGATTGGTATCGCTTCTAAATCAACTTTATCTAGTAAAGCAGGATATAATTGGAAGAAAGAATTACCTCGAATATTAACAGAGAAGAAACTAGAATTAGAATTAGAAAAAGCTAGAATGGAAGTAACTACTACACCAGAATCTAAAAATGTTGAGAATAAACCTAAAGATAAATTAAAACCTATAAAATAATTAAGAATATTTATATTGAGGATAAACTTATTATGTATATAGCAACTAGAAAATCTGAATACACTTCGGGTAAATTAAAAGAGACTGATAAAAAATTTGCTGAAAATGCTATTCTTGAATATAAGAAAATATATAGAAGGAATTGTTGTAGAATTGATGCAAATAAATATTTTTTATTATCTATTCAAATAAGAATTTTGTTACTTATGATGATGCTTGAAAAAATGATTGAAGAAAATAAATATCTAAGAGAGTTAGCTTTTTTACTTAGGTATTCAAGTAGTGAGCAATTTAGAAGGGATATAAATAATAATATTATAATGGATTTTAATTTAGAAAGTATTTTTTGTATTTGTGATTTTGTGGGTATTACTTTTAATGAAATTAAAAAAAGAACATTAGAAGATATTTTAGTAAACTTAGGGGAACAAAGAGATAAAAACGAATATGATAAATTTAATAAATTATACTCAAATAATTAGTCTCTTTTTAATTTGTGTTTTTTCTATTAATGCGCAGCAACAGTATAAAGATACTTGTTATGTTAATACTTATTTTGGGTATTCAATGAATGTAAGTACTGTTACTAAAAACTCTTTCTTTATTGTTAATCTTGATAGTATGACTGAAGTCCCTGTATATAATGTGTTTTCTAAATGGAGTACTCAGAAAGATAATGGTGTTTGGTATAATGTAAATGCTGATATGGTATTTGATACGTTTCTTGTTCAGGCGGGGAGACATTATGGATATTGTCATTATATTATATATGTGTTTGATGTAAGATTAAAACGAGGAAATCCGATAGTAATGGATAGCGTTCATAATAGTTTTATTTATTATGTTGACAGTCCTTTGCCAGTTGAACTTATATCTTTTTCAGGGGTACAAAAAGGAAAAGAAATAAAATTAAAATGGCGGACTGAAACTGAAATAAATAATTATGGCTTTGAAGTAGAACGAAAATTTACTTTTACTAATTGGGAGAAAATTGGATTCGTTCAAGGTAATAGTAATTCAAATTCGCCTAAGAATTATTCTTATATTGATTCTTTAGAAGTAGGTAAAAAAGAAATAGTTCTTTACAGATTGAAG